GAGGCAGATGAATCCGCATGCCCGTATCACGCGAGGATGCTCAACAGACACCTACGAAGATCAACATCACTCACGCCCGCCGATCCTCACGCAGAAGACGTTCTCGAAGAGGCACTGAGGATCACAAGTGGCGATCGCAACGCTTCATACGGACCACCCGATCAGGACTTCCAGAGGACCGCATCGCTGTGGTCGGCACTGAAGGGTATTCCATTCACCGCTCGTGAAGTGGCGATGTTCATGATCCTGCTGAAACTGAGTCGCGAAACCCATCAGAAGAAGCGTGACAATTCCGTCGACATCGCTGGATACGCACGATGTTTGGACATTTGCAATCGAGCAGCAGGCGAGTATTGATTCACGCCGTTTCTTTGTCTAACATTCCGTCCACACAGAGTCATGCGTCCATGACTTAATTTACAAACAGTCACATCCGACAAACCGAAGGAATCACCAGTGCCAGAAACCAACACATATCGTTTCAATGTGACCGTCGAGATCGACGTAACAAATGCCGAGAGCGAATCAGAGGCTCGGGAGAAGGCATTTGCGGTGATGTCGACAATTCCCGTCGCCCGAGGCCGGAAGGCATCTGGACCGAAGGCAGCGATTACGGGCGTGTCGATTAAGCCGAACGCACCGAGCACTGTGTTCTCTGCTCCTGTTCCTTGGAAGAGCACGGCAGTCAGTCACGATTTCACTGCGACGACGAACATCATCGAGTAATCTTATGCCACCGAAAGAGTTCGAGTATTGGTGCAGAGCCACCGTGTTGTCGATTCACGACGGCGACACGATGACTTTGAGTATCGACAGAGGCGCCCGGCTCTACAGTGTGGAGCCGATTCGCTTTTATCGAATCAACGCACCAGAGTTGTTTCACCCTGGCGGCAAGGAAGCCAGAGACTACCTCAGGAACCTTGTGCCGATCGGGTCTGAGATTCGCGTCCAGACATTCAAAAACCTGAACGACAAGTACGGTCGCTGGCTGGGCGATTTGTGGTCGCCTCATGCAGAAACTGGCGTTTTGTTCTGCCTGAATGACCACATGGTTCAGGCAGGTCACGCCTCGTACAAAGCATATTGAATCTGGAAGTCTGGTGTCGTAAATGAACCTCTCGCAGCCGCAGTACGATTTCCTGATCAACAGGGCAGACTGGATTGTGTATGGGGGAAGCGCGGGGTCTGGAAAAACCCATGCCCTGACGCTCGATCCTCTCAGGCATGTTCAGGGACCATCGGCGAACGCACAGTTCCGTGGTGCGATCTTCCGCCGCACATTCCCGCAGCTTGCGAATCCCGGAGGACTGCTCGATCACTGTCGTGAGATGTACGGGCCTCTGGGTGGTGTCTACAACGGGACAAGAGCCGAATTTAAATTCCCCTCCGGAGCAAAGATTGCTCTGTCAACAATTCAGTTCGACAAGGACCTTCTGAACTACATGGGCGCTCAGTTGGACTGGGTCGCGTTCGATGAGGCAACTCAGTTCGAATACAAGTACATTCAGTATCTGTGGGGACGATGCCGATCGAAGTCTGGTATACGTCCAACTTTGCGGATGTCCTGTAACCCGGACAATGATTCATTCCTCTACAAACTGATCTATTGGTGGATCTCACCCGAGACCGGACTACCGATCAAAGAAAGATCAGGGATCATTCGTCACTTCCGGTACGTCGATGATGATTTCGAATGGCACGACGAGCCGCAGTACCAGATCAACGAGACATCAGGAGTCAATGAGTGCGTGACGACCTCAGCGACGTTCATTGGTGCGACACTCGACGACAATGCGGCACTGAACGCATCGGACCCGACGTATCGTCAGCGACTGGAGCAGTTGTCGACGGAAGACAGGGAGCGATTCCTGAATGGGAATTGGCTGGCGTCATCGGTGACTGATACTGAGTGGGATCGAACGCTGTTCATGGGTGTTTACTGTGATCTCGACAGTTACCCGACTCACACTTCACGGAAGTGCTTCAATTCGTTCGCGATTGACGCATCGAAGGGGAAGCAGATCAGGAAGGGTGACTTCTCGGCGATTTCCTGCGTGACAACGACAGAAGACTTGAAGTACGTCGATTGCGATATGAAACGGCGTGCGCCGAGTGAGATTGTGGAGGACCTGTTCCTTTTCTGCGATCAGGAACACCACCGGATCCGATCGGGCGATCTGATTGGTATCGAAGCACTGCAGTTCCAGTCCCTGTTCATCGACATCATCATGCGATTCGCCGTCGATAATCCGGACTACGCGCTGAGTAGATACCTCAAGGCAGGGAACATCATCATCCCCGTTGAGGACACGCTCAATAAGATGATGCGAATTCGCCGGCTGGATCCGTTCATTAAGCAGAGGCAGTTTCGATTCCTGCAAAATCCGGGAACGACACTGCTGGTGAACCAGTTGAAGAATTTCGACGGGATCGCCGCAAAAGGGAAGCACGACGACGGGCCTGACAGTCTCGAGATGGCGTGTAATATGCCGACACATTTGCAAACGTATTTTGAGAATCTGAGGAAGCCGAAATAGAATTGAAGGAGATTTTCGATGGCACGCGGTGGATGCTCGAAATGCAAGGGCGAAGAGTACAAGTTCCTGATCACGCAGACGTTGAGTTTCATTTGTTGCCAGAGCTTCGTTCCGACTCCATGGGGCGGCGTCGTTGAGCATTTTGGCCGAAGCACGTACAAGTGGTGGAAGCAGGCGAGAACCCAGCCGATCGTCGAGACGAACCTACAGAACATTGCGTCCGCCAAGTAAAGACCGTATTCTCCACACAGGAGAATACTATGCCGGAACAACAGCGATCCCTCGTCGTCGAAAATGAACTCATGCTGATCAGCCTGTCGAAGGCTGCGCGTGAGGTATTCGAAGAACTCAGCAGCACCGACTCACGCACGGACGAAAATGGCGATGAGTACCCGCATGGCGGTGAGGATCCATACGAGAACATTCAGGACGTGAAGGATACGATGATCCTTGGCGATTCGCTGTCCCGCGTGTGCTGGGGCACGAATGCGAAGGATAATCGCTCGTATTACATCGCCGACACAGGGCATGTAGTCACAGTGAAGCCCCGTGACGAGAAGGATACGAGTTCTGACGCTGTCAAGAAGGTGGAGAAGTTCCTAGAGCAGTGGTTCAAGGAAAACCAGTGGTTCCAGCGTCAATCAGAAACGAGCCAGCGACTGGACCGGCACGGGGAAGCATGGGACTTGCTGCATTACAGCGACGACGGGATCCTGCGGACCAATTTTGCAGAGCCGACCGACCTCGAGGATGATCCGAACAGCACGTACAACGACTCAGACCCTGAGAATCAACAGCCGAAACAGCCGTTCATCGACCTGTTCGGGGTCCGACGCACGAACGACATCAGATACCGTCCGGTTGGATATTACATCAACAATCAGTGGTATCCGGATCTCGCCTACGTCACGCCGATGGGGATTTTGCCGGATACGCTGGCTTTGGTGGAATCTACCGCAGTTCAGCACCGGAAGCGGAATTGTTTGGCGAATGATCCTCGTGGTTACACGTTGTACTGGCCGGTTCGCGAAGAGATGATCTGGGCAAAGAAGCTCCTGTCGAACCTGATGCGGGTTTCCGGGTTTCAGGCAGCGTTCGGTGCGATCCGCACGATTCAGGCAGGCATGGGCGCCGATAAGCTGGGCTCATGGCTGGCATCGCAGCAAACGGGCGCAGGGTCGTCTGGACAGTACGAGACGTTCGGGATGCCTGCGGCTGGAGTCGTCACGAAGCCGGAATCGATTCACTACGAGTTTCCGACGACCGGGCAAGGATTCACGAATCACATTGAAGTGCTGGTGAATCTGCTTCGCGCGTGCGCATCCGGGATGAAATTGCCGGAATTCATGCTGACAGCGAACGTGTCAGAGGGGAATTTTGCATCGACACTGGTCTCAGAAGGCCCGTTTCACAAGGCAATGCGGTTCGAGCAGGCTCTGATGGTGTCAGAGGATGAGCGGATCCTGATACAGGCGCTGAAGTATGCGGCCAGTCGCGGCGTCATGGATCTCACTGAGGCGGATGTGGAAGCTGTCCGGTTGAACATCAAGCCGCCTCGAGTGCAGACTCGCAATCGCAAAGAGGACTTCGAGGTGAACCAGGTCCTGTGGGAAGCCGGGAAACTATCATCCAAGGATTGGTTGGCATCGGAAGGTTACGAGTACGACTCGCAACAGGCTCAGATAAAGATGGAGCTTGCAAAAGAACTCCCGCTGCCTCTCGGAAGCCCACATGCGGCGACGGCAAATGCCGAACCGGGACCGAAACCGAAGAAAAAAGCAGATCCTACGAAAGAAAAAGGAGTTTCGAAGGGATTTCCTAAGTAAACACAGTTGCAGTTGTTATTTTGGATTCTTAAAAACGAAGGAGAAGCCAATGTGCTCATGCAATAAGGGCAAGAACAAGCCCAAAGGTGGAAAAGGCGGAACGAAATGAGTCTTTCAAAGCGAAAACCTGAAGAGGCACTCGAGTCTGAGCAGAGCTTCGGTGAAGTCACCGAGGCAATGATCGATCGCGAGGCTGGCCTGATCAAAGGTGTGAAGCTTCTGGGACTCAGATCAAAAAATCGACGCAACTACGACACTGCCGGCGTTCGGAAGAGCGCTGCGGTCCTCGAAGGTGCGAAGATTTACATCGACCATCCTGCCACTGCGACGGCGCCACGATCCTACAAGGACAAGTTCGCCGTTGTGGAAGGGAAGGTTGAATACCGAGCGGGTCTCGGGCATTTCGGGAACATTCGGTTTAATCCAAAGCATCCTGTCGCGGAGCAATTCGTGTGGGACGTTCTGAATTCCCCGAAATCCTTTGGAATGAGCATTAACGCGAGCGTGCAGACTGGGAAGGCGGATCAGAACGGCGACGTTCTGGTGGAGTCAATCAGTTCCGTTCGATCAATCGATATTGTGACTGATCCCGCGACTGCGGAAGGTCTTTTTGAGTCGGCACAAACCGAGGAAGATGACATGGAACTGGATATCAAGACCCTCCGCGAAAAGCATCCTGATCTCGTCGCTCAGTTGGTGAAGGAGTCTTCGGACACCGTCACCGAGCAGGCAGAACTTGCCAAGGCGAAGAAGGCAACTGCCGACCTGCAGGCTCGTCTGGACGCACTGGAATCAGAGCGTGTTGCGTCTGCCTTGAAGGTGGAAGTCACGACCGAGATCACGAAGATCTTCGAAGGCGTGGAGATTGAAGCCACACTGATGACGGAAATCGTCGAGTGTGCGTGCGAAATGAAGGATCGGACGAAACTGAAGTCCGTCCTGAGCAAACTGTCACCGATGCTCGTCGAGACTGACGACGAGTTCGAAGATGACGAAGAACCGATCACTCGCGCAGCGAAGGAACAGGTCGAAGAAACGACCGCCCCTCGCCGAGCGAAAGCAGGACGCAGTTCAGCAGGTTTCGACCTAAGCAAAGAACTCGGCCTCGCAGCAAAGTAGTTTTCCCTGGTGTTGACTCGGGATTGTTCCTGACAAATGTTTTTGGAGATGGCACATGCCAAATTGTCCTGATGTTCGAAACCAGTATGGGAAATACTGCCGTGACGAAGACAGTTCCTCAATGGAACTGCCGACGACTCTGGTGGATATCTGCACTGGAGACTTTCTAGGTTCCGACACGACTGACAGCCGACTGGTTGCAAAGCTAATCAGTGCTGACGTTGCATGGAACACTGATCTTGCGACGACCCGTGTCGACGCGAAGGCTGCATTCAAGG